GCGAGTAACCGAGTAGGTGTCGGGCGCGTCGACGTAGTTTCATTTGCATTTTGTTTTCATCCCAGATGGATAGCATTGCTTTGCGTCGTTGACGTGCAGAAGATTTTGCTCGTTCTGAGCCTTCTTTGATTGGTGGGAAGTATGGTGTTGGCATGGTGCTGGATACACGCATGGACATTTGATCTAGGCCTTGTACCAACAGGTTCGCTACTGAGGCTTTAGCGTTTTTGTCTAATTCGTTTAATGGTACGATTACGTCGCCGTTTGCTAGTTCGCGTACGCGCCGCATCTGGTTGTGGACAGGTCCAGCCGCTATGCGCCTCTGGTTATAGAGTTCAACAATTTCTTCAACTGTACGCAATGCGTATCCTTATCTGCCGCTGCTACGAAGCCCGCCGCCACGCATAAATGATTTTAATTGTTCTAGGGTTGACCTAGCAGCAAATCCGCTTTCTTTGTAAACTCGATTTGCTTTAGACATATCGCCAGGCATATAGTTTGCTTCGCCGCCAACTACACGTGACCCGTATTTTTGTTCTTCCCGTCTATCTAGATAATCGCCAACAGGTGATGGTTCTTGAACTTTTTTTGCTGGTTTCTTTTTAGCGGCCATGACTTCTCCTTAACATAAGTGCTGTTATAGTATCACGCCACAAACCATGAAGGCCGCCACATGCGCGGCGGGGCTACAGACGGGCGTAACTGTGGAACATGTAACTCTGCAAACCAATGCGCCATCACAAGGTCGGTACCGTTCTTTTTGTTACGGGTCCAACTGCACATCTCCTCAACGAACGCCAACGTTTTCCAGTTCTCCCGCATAGACGGCAACCTGACCTGACCGGTACGCCACAACGGGGGCAGTAAAGCTTCAACACCCAAGTTTTCATCCAGTTTGTTTCGGCTCGTGGTGTGCGGTACGACGTTCACTCCTTGTAGCGACTGCCATTTGCGCACAAAGTCGTGTGCCAACAGGAAGCGTTGCGCAGCGTTTACTTCAACTATCCAATGCGAGATCGGATACCCCATGTCAAAAGACCTGTTCTGCCATTGTTCCATAATCCCTGAATAGGTGCGGGTAGAAGTGTCGTAACCCAACAGTTCTTCGGCTGTAAGTTTGCAACGCTCAACATCAACCAAGTATCTAAGGTTCGTTTCAGGCTGATACAGCCACCATTGGATAGCCCAAAACATTGTTGGCGACGGATCAACAGAAGCAATCGAAATGATCGGTGGCCGTAAATCTTGCGGAATGTACCCTGGTCTGCGTTCCTGATCAATGCACCCTGGGTACACCACACCGTCAGGCCCCATCCCACCGGTAGCCCACACCCTCTCGATCAAATATGTGCCTTGCGCCAAGTCTTGTTGCTGATAGACGACATCAAATTTTTGTGGGGTACTGTATCGGATGTACGATAAATCTTTCCACGACAAACGGTACGGGTCCAACAGAGGACCGTCAGGCCATGCTGGTGCGTTCACCCGTCTAGATTCCTTACCGGTATCCAACTCGTCGTAGTATGCCTTGTAGACAAGATGATGATATTTGGATTTTTTTTCAGGCTCGACACTAGTGGTTTGGTCGGTGACATCGGAACCGTCGTAGTTGTCCTCGAAATCTTCGTAAGTGATTTTAGAGAGACAATGTGCGTACAGATCACCGGAACCCAAACGTTGCCCTATCACGGCCAGCAAGCCACCTGGGTCGCATCGTGCTTCGGCCATCGTATCCCACCGTTCCAACAGTTTGTCTCGCGCAACTGATTCCTTAGAGTTCTCCGAGGATGCAACGTCGTCAAACAAACATAGGTCGGCGCGATGTCCGATAAACTCTGAGTCAATACCGTACGCCGAAACTGTCGGCTCTTTGTTATCCAACCCGCCCAACGATTCTTGTTCAACCACAAATTCTTCTGCCCGCCACAAAGCACCAGACGACTGCGGCTTAAACCTGCCATAGTCAATAGATAGGCAAGCTTCAGCGTTCAAAGCCAACCCTTTCTCCACAAGAATCGCATCAGGTTCCAACGGGAAAGGCCGTTCAAGGGTTTCTCGGATACGACGCGAATACTGTTTCGCCAACGTCTGTGTAACCGAACCGATCAACACACGAATCTTACGGTTACGAACAATCATCCACACCGCAACATCATGAAACAACGTCGACTTACCTGCACCTGGCGGCACGTTCAAACAAACAAACTCTTTCTCCGGTGACTCCAACCATGCCACAATCTTGTACGCAGCATCAACTTGCCACGGCGAAGGGACACGACCCAAATAGCGTCTACGAAAATAGTCGAAATCAACTAAAGCTTGTTGCGCTTCGGGACACAACCGGTCATGCGGAATAACTGGTGGCAGATCGGCAACATCCATAACCTGTTTCCATTGATCGGCTTGCACACCGCCTTCCTGTTTACGTACCTTCCCTTTGTCGATACGTGCCAACTCAAGGTCAGCCTGGGCTACACGCCGTTTAGCATCCCATTTTTGTGCCGTGTTGTAATGCACCGCAGCTATCTTCGCTGCTTCTTTAATTGACATACCTGACGCTCGGGCCTGCCAGTATCGTGCCACATCTTGTGGCGGTACTTGTCGCCGCCCCGAACGGCCAGCAACCATTAACGTCGCTTTAAGTTTTTGAAAGTTTCTTTTACTAAAACGTTACGCGCATTTTGTTTTCGTAAACGATCAGCAATCTGTTGAGCCAGTTTAATTGCTTCTGGATCGTAATTTTTTTGAGTTAAAACAGTTGCCACAGGTTTTTGTTTACCTGCTACTTGAAATTCGTTTGACGGACCAAAACCTGTTTGAACTGAAGTTTTTTTAGGGTTAATAACTTGAATTGCGCCACCAGTATAAGCATTTGAAGGATCGTCAACAGCAGTAAAATAATTTTTTGTATTTGCTTTTTTTGCAAAGTTTTCTAATTGACGTAACGATTTTACTTGCTGAGCGATGTTTTGTAAAGACTCCCGCGGATTTTGTGCAGCAAAACTGCCAGGCATCTTTAATTGGCTTTTTACAAAACCTATGTTTTCTCGATACTGATTTATTTGTTGCGGCATAGAAGAATTAAGGGCTTGTTGATTTAACAATTTTGTGCTTGCCGTTGTAATTGATGGATCAATTTTGCCACCTTTAAGAACAGGTGGGCCACCATGGAAAAGAGGTATTCTTGTAGCGTTTGTTACAGAAGTAATTTTAGCGGCTTTGTAAGCATTAGCAACAGCACCGGCAGCAGTCTGTATCGCTTTGCCAGCAATATAGCCGGTAGCCAACGCAGCCGCATTAACACCAGCCTGCTTCACCAAAGCCTTATTGCCCTGTGTTCCAGCTTTCACCAGCCCACCGGCAACAGTCTGATCCAAAGTCTCTGCAGCTACACGAGTAGCCTGCTTAAACTGTGTAACCGGCTTCAATTCCCCAGGCGGGGTACCAAGCCACGGCGAAACAATATTCGTAACACCTTTATAAATATCGTCGACAATACCTTTAGGTTTGCGTGAAGCCATTAACGTTTCTTAGGAACTTTTGGTTTAGAGAGCTTGTCAGATTCCCTAATTTTAGTGACAATGGTTTTCAAACCTTCAACGACTTCACGACCACCATAACCAGCAACAAGACCAGCAGAACCACCAACACCAATCCCAATCTTCGCACCAGTTCTTGCGGCACCACTAATTTGTGCAGCCTGTGTTTCTAATTTAGTTAACTGCCCTTGGACAACACCTTGAATTTGTCGATCAGTCAAAGCAGGTTTCTGAATAAAAACTTCTTTACCTTGATACATGCCACCAGGGGTGTAAACATCGCCACGAGTGCTAACAATTTTTGGCGCACCAGAAGGAGTTTTGATTGCAGAAACTTTACTGTCAAAATATGCGTCACCAACACCAGAACCAATGTTACTAGATTTTTGATTAACAGCTTTATTAACACGGCCACGAAACCCGATACCAAAACCAGCCGGATAAACACCGCCACCACCATCGACTTGACTCTCATTTGCTTTAGGTTTGCGTGAAGCCATAACAACATGATACACTAACAGACGTTGGCGGGTACCGTTGAGCATCCCTACCGTGGTTGAAGGAAAGTTCCGGACTCCCTACCCGCCAACATTATTTTCTTCGAACAATAGACAAAACATAAAACTGTCTGCTACGATCACAACCGCAACACACGGCCGTACACCCCTTGCAAGGTGCGGGGCATTGAACACCAGGGAACTGGGGTAGATCTCTATGTCATGTAGAGAAGCAGCGTAACTAACGTCAACTAGTTAAACATGGTGTCGGCTAAAACAGCCACGGCCACCAACCCGAAAAGGGTGAAGCGTGGGGGGGCAACAAGCCACGACTGTCGCACATACGTTTGACCTGACGCACTCGCATACGCTCGCTTGTCCACAACGACAACCAGCACCCTTTGTCAACATGCCTCTTTTTTTGCTGTTTTTTTCTATGGCAAAAACTTGTCGGCCCACCACTCAAAGTGAACACAAAACCACACACAGAGACACACCCTTATAAATACCTAGGTAGCCCGTTGGCAAGGCATACCGCCGGTATGCGGGTGGGTGTCTGTGAGCTTGCTGGTGTTGTTGGTGGCGGTTCTGGTGCGGCTCGATCCGGTGCTTGTGTTTTGCCGGCGATAGATACCGGTGAACGGGTGGCCAACGGGCAAGGCTGGCCGGCATTTCGAGGATCGTTCACGCTTTGCGGGTAGTTCCGGCGGTTCGTCGCCTATGGTGTGCGGGTTGTTGTCGACGGTGGGCAGATATGGCAAAGGCCGCCGGCTTGGGGTTTGCCGGCGGCCTTTGGTGCGCTGTGTGCGTTTGGGGGTTATGGGTTTATTCGTTGGGGCATTATGAGACTTAGTAGCTGGCCTTGTTCGGTGGTGGTTGTGTAAATGACTGGCTTGGTGGGTGCTTGCCATATTGCGCAGATTAGTGGGGTGTTTTTGGTTAGTTTTTTGTGTGCTTTGGTTATGCGTTCGAGGTAGTCGGCATTAAAGCCGGTTGGCTCGTGGGGTGTTGTGGCCGGTGTTGTGTTGTCTAGTAGTTGTTTTGTGTTGGGGTGTTCTGCGTTCATTGTTTGGCCTGTGTAGCTGCCGATTGTTAGCGGGTTGTTTTGGGTGCTGTTTGTGGCGGTTAGTGTCCACGTTTGGCCGGTGGTGGTCAGTGTGGCTTGGGGTTCTTGCCACGCTTTAGCGGCTTTGGTGAGGTTGTTCAATGCTGTGGTGAGCTCTCTGGCGTCGATTAGTGCCGGCTGGCCGGTTGTGATCGGTGTGGCCGGTGTCCACTGTGCCATTGTGTAGCTGTCCGTCGCTGTGATGTTTTGCGGGGTTATGTAGATCCCGCATAGGGCGAACCTTGCGCGGTCTGTGCTGGCGTGTAGTGCTACGGCTGCGACGATCTTGGCGAGATCATTTAGGCCGGTGCTGGTTGTGTGTGTGGTTGTTTCGGTGTTCATTGGTTGTTTTCCGTTTCTGTGTGGTTGGTGTTTTTTAGTGTTGTTTCGTTTAGTTTTATCTGTTGGCGTATCCATACGAGGCAACGTTCTGCCCATTGCTGGGCTTCGTCGGTTGACCATTGGCTTGGTTCGTCTAGGTAGTCGATTAGGCCGGTGATTTCGTCGTAAAGGTTGTATGTTTTGGGCATTGGTTTATCTTTTCCGGTTGTGTTTGTTTGTTGGGTGGTTGTTGCGGCTGCGTTGCTCTCGGCTAGCTGCGATATATAGCGGGACAGTCATAAGAGCTAGGCCGGTTAGTGCGCTTAGTAGTGCGCCGGTGATCTCGTTCACGAGTTCCGCCAAATATGGCCGGCTATCTCAAAGTGGTCGTGCTGTAGATCTCGGGCTATTGCGTCGATATCTACCCAATGCGCCGGCATTGTGGCCGGTATTTCTATCACTCCCTCATCTATTAGGTGCTCGGCGAACTCGTTCATAGTGCTGTGTTCGCCCTGATAGTTAGATAGGTGATATTCGACTAGTTCATCTAGTGAACTCATACCCAGATTAGAGGCTAATAGTGTAATGATTTCTAGATCGCCGGCGTTGTGGAGTGTTGCGAGCTGTTCGGCGTTGTCGTAGAACTCTTTAGCATCTGCGCACGATTGCGGGATCATCTGATGATCCATTACGGCGAACTCGTCGCCGCCGCACTTGCGGCAGCGGCTCGCCGTGTAATCGCCATAGGTTGTAAGTTTGGCGAGGCCGTTTAATGTTTCGGCGGCCTCTGGTTCTGCCGCTTGTTCTGCGGTAATCCATTTACCATTAAGCCGGCCAGCGTTGTAACAGCTTAAGCAGCCGAGCCAGATAGCCGGCTCGTCTAGTCCGATTGTGGTGGTTGTTGTGTTCATATATTTGACGCTCTCCCAAGCGTGGCGGCCATTGGTTTATTGGCCTACTAGAGACTATAGGGCAATAGATTAGAGTTTGTCAAGTTTTGTTTTTAGTTTTTTTAGAGGTAGCTCTATTAGATCGGCGGCCGGTATCGCCGGCGGGAATAGTGGCCTGATCACGCCGAGACCGGCGGCGTATCTTTTAGCGTCGTCGAGTGTTGCGAAACTGCCGAAGATCATTAGACCGGCAGCTGTGTCTATTTCTACTAGGTAGGCCATATATATAGATCGAGGGTTGTTCGCCGGTTTTGTGTCAAGTTTTGCGGCAAATAGTTTTTAAGATCACGCCGGCCGCCAACTAGCACAAAGTTTTGGGCGAGTGTGGCAGCCGGCGGTGTTGGTGGCGTTGGTAGTTATTGGTGCTGTTGGTGGCGGTGTGCTCGCCAAGCTAAGTGTGTGAACGGATACACGCATATCGCACGGATAAGCCAATCTAGGCCGGTGCTGTCGTGGCCGGTGAATAATGCGATCACGAATAGTATTGCGGCTGTTGTGGTTAGCGCGTCGCTAGTGTTCGTGCGGATCATTGGTGTTTGTTCGTTTCTACGCCCCATTTTGTGAGATCCCAGCCGTAGTAATCGTTTATTAGGTTTTCGGCTAGTGTTTGCGCGTCGTTGTCGTCGATGGCATTGACGGTAACGGTAATGGTGGCGTAGTCGCCGGTAAAGTTCACGGTGTAGGTGTCTAGTTTTTGTTCGTCGTTTATTGTTATCGGTGTTTGTTTCATCGGCCTATCTTTCGCATATATTTTGACGGTGTTAATGCTCGCGACATTTCTCGCGCAAGATCAGGTGTTGTGCCGTAGCTATGAGACCACGACGCATAATCAAGGCCGTAGCCACTACGTTCACTATCGGTCATTGTCTCCCATACGCCTATCTCGTCGTCGCCCCATTCGGATACGTCGATGATTACTAGCCGTTTAGCGTCGCCATACGTGCCGGTGTCGGTGTCGATCCATAGTGCCGGCGGGTAGTAGTCGTTCATTGTGTCTTGCGGTATGGCCGCAAGGTATTCGTTTACGTGTCTAAGCGTTGTCATTGGTTGTTTCCTTGTGTAATATCTCTACTGCGGCAAGCTGTAAATAGTCGCCGGTATCCATAGTTTCGATCACGTCGTTGCCAGCGTCGGCAATATCTAACCATTGGTCGTCGGTGATATCGCACTCTAATAGTTCTGAGAACCATTCTTTATCCCAATAGGCGGCGATGATCTCGTCGTCAGGATTATATTTTTTTAGTTGGTCGATTAGATATTTAACTTTCATTAGTTGTCTCCCTTGTTTAGTTGTTTGATCTCGCGGTTAAATAACCGTATTGCGTCGCGCCGGCAATAGCCGTAGTATTGGCGTTGTATCAAGTGGCCGGTGTTATCGGTGGCTGCTATAGACCAGCCAGCTTCGCGGTTTCGTTCGATAATCATTACGCCCCCTGATATGACGGATAGTTGCGACACGGTGCCATGCGTTCGTAAAGTTTAGTGTCACCTAAATCTTTACCGTCTAGCTCGTAGTGTGCGAAAAATAACGCCGCGTCGCAATCACCCTCAAGGTATGCGATGGTACCCGTCGGCGAGATATATGAGAACGACGATATGCCGCTAACTTGTCTCGCCATAAAGCTTGGCACCGCTAACCACTCATGGCCGCAATCGGCCACCCAATATAACCGTTTAGTATTCATATCTGAACTCCCATTCAGTAGCCCTAGCTTGTAGGGATATTTAGAGTGTATGGCAACCGGCGAGCGATGTCAAACTATTTTTTATATTTTTTTTGCCACGTCTCAATGATCGTCGCGAGCTGTAGATCGGTGTATGCGGCAAGCGGTGTGTCGTCGTCGCGCAACGGTTCTTTAATGTCATCGAACAATGACGGTTGATCGTTCACGTTGCTTGCCAAACTCGTATCGGCCTTGCGTGGCACTCCGGTCTTTTCGATTGTCGGTAGCGGTCAGTAGGTGTGATGAGGCCGGCGCGGTGTGCCGCGATCATTAACGCGCCGAGTGCGCGTGGTTCGTGTGGTGTTGGTAGCGATGTTTCGGATAGTTGTTGCCAAATGTCGTCGGTTGTGAAGTCGAAGGTGTTGGTGGCGATTTGTTTGATGATGAGCATTGTTTGTGCTGCCCAAGTTGGGTTGGTGTTGGTAGCGACTTGTGTGATTGCTTTGTTGCGGGCTTCGGTAGCGGTGTTCATTGTTCCCATCCCAGGTTGTTTGCTCGCCATGTTGACGGCGTGTGGTTTGCTTCGACTGCTTGTTTCATTTCAGGGTCTTCGTAGAGTCTGACGATGTGAATACATGGATCGTTGCCGTTGAATAGTTCTTCGTCTTCGAAGATTGTTGTTGGTAGTGCGTCGTGTATTTCGCAGACCGGTGGGCCGCACCATCCTTGTTTGTATCCGTGTTGTAGCCATTCGTCGAAGGTCATTTGGTTTTGTTCTTTGTGGTCATGGTTTGTGTTTGGTGGTTGTTTGCGCATGTCGGTGGTTCAGACAGTTTGATGTAGGTGGTGATGGTGTTGCCGCATGTTGGGCAGAGCCATTCGTGTTTGATCCCCTTCATTGCAAGTTAGAACGGTTCTTCGTCGGCCAGGTTCACCGGTGCTGCTGCTGGTTTTGGTGCCGGTTTTGTTTTGCTGACGTTCACGGTGCCTGCTGGTGTGAGTGACCATAGTTCTGCGTCATCGAATTTGGCGACACGTTTGCCGAGGATCACAGTCTTTGTGTCACCGGCTTTCGTTGTTACTTCGACTTCCATGTTTGGTTCGCCTGCGAACTCTTTGATGCGCACACCCCATGTGTCGTCTTTAAGTTTGTAGAATGATGCTGACATAAATGTTCCGCCTTTAAGATAGTTTTTTAGTGGGTTAATTATTTGGATCAGAGTTCAATACCCTGGGCCATTGCTACTCTCATTCGTTCAACCATTTGCATATAGATGGCGAGCTGTCGTTGAGATTCTGTTAACGCTGCTTCTAGTATTCGTGTTTCTGTTTTTAGGTCGTCGCGTTCTTCTCGTACACGATCTAAACTGTTTTGCAAATCGTTGCATCGGGCATCCCACATCGCTAACTCTGCTGCCAATGTATCGGTCATAACCCCATCCTAGCCTTATATTTGCGGCTGTGTAAAGTTCTGCGACGATCCGACGATGACTTGCCACCCCAAACTCCGTACATGATTTCGTTGTCGAGCGCAAACTTTAAGCATCGTTCCCGCACCGGACAGTTTGAGCAGAACTTTTTTGCTGCGCCGACAAGATGGCTTTCACCGATCTCAGGGAACCACGATATGCCGTCTTTGGTGTGGCATTTGGCGTTCTCCATCCAGTCGGTGTTCTTGTCCATCAGTTTGTATGAAGTAAGTATTTCTCCCATAGCTTCACTTTCCCCAGGGTGTGAACCCGTTTCCGTTGGTTTTTTGGGCGTAGTCATAGATTGCTTTGGCTGATCTAAGGTTTGTTTGCGGATCGAATAAGTCTTCACAATACTGGATTAAACCTAATGTTTGCAAGTACCCGGCAGGATAGTAGCGGGTTGGTTTGCACCATGACCTGTCGTTGATTTGGGTTAGGCCAAGATCGGTTGACCCGTCGGCGTTCAGGGTGGTGTTGTGCGCTTTTTTTAGGCATCGTGATTCGCGGTGGATGATCTGGTCTAGGGTGCGGAGTTGGTCGGGTTGCCAACCTGCTGTTAGGGCTACATCCCACCATTGGGGGCATAGGGCTTTGGGTTTGGTGTTGGCGGCAGGGTCACGCCAGACGCGCTGTATTGCGTTCTGTGCGACGATAACCGTCGGTGCTGTGTTCACCACAGGGGGTGCTTCGGCGAGGCTTGTGACACCCCCAACTGTGAAACTTACCGTGAGTACGGCAAATAGCCGTGATAGTGCATCCATTTTGTTCTCCCTTTACCTTAGTTGATTCGGTTTAACCCTTACCGTATAAGGGCTATCAGTTCTGCGAACTCGTTGAGTGTCATCAACACTATCCCATCAGAGTTACCTTCAGGCATAGCGATCATAGCGAACGGTCTGATATCTCCCAACGCTTTCGAAACATCCGATTGCTGTTTCGCTGACCGAAACCTTGTCTCGATAGGGCCAACTTGCGCACCGGCTTTAACTTCAACGCGAAAAAGACCGCCCCAATGTTCCTCATGCCGAGAACCTGCGTTACCTGTCGCAGATAATCCCAGCTTGCGTCGGGCATGTCGGGCTTTAGCATCACCTTTAGTTCGATTCCTTTTCCCCCTAGCCGCAGGATCGTTACATCCACGGACCCGTCGCTTACCGTCACGAGATGGGCGACCGAGCAGCCCGAACTTCGGACATTCAGGTAGGTTGCATTTGTCTCGGTTGCCTTGACATTCACCTTTGCGTTCATCGGTCATCGAGGGTCTAGGGTTTCAATAAGTTCCCAGACCTCACCCTTTGTCATCTCGTTCAAGTCATGTAAAGGATGCTTCACCGAACCGACAGCCAACTCCAGTTTGGATTCCGGTGTGTCAAAACCTTTAGCGAACATCAATGCTTTCAGTTTGCCAACCTGTGCCGCTGTTGCCCTGGTGTTAAGGTCTTTCGGTTTGATGTTTGGTGAATGTACCGCTTCGACAGGCGTTGCGTTAAACAGGGCGACGACTGCTTCTTCGGCTTCCAAGTTTGATAACGGTATGTCTGTCGGCTTTGGTGCCGGTGCGTCTTTCATTTTCTTGAACGTGTCACGCAACTTGGCCATGTCTGTGTCTTTCAATCCGACCAGTAGTACGCCTGCTTCTTTGGCGACCAGGTTCGGATCAAGGTTCGCTTCTTTGCAAGCTGTTTTGAATCGGTCAATGTTTTCTTGGCTGACAACACCGGCAGGTTTAGGTGCCGCAACCGGATGTTCTTCCCATTCGGACTTGGACCAGAGTGATAGGCAGATACCGAAACGCATGGATGCGTTACGCAAGAAGTCGCCTACTAGTTCTTTGTCTAGGTCAGGTTTGTCTGAACGTACCGAACCGACACCCAACATTGTTTTGCCGAGGATAGTTAAATGTCCCCACATGGTTGCCATGCCGTTTGTTTCGGTGATCGCTGGTCTGCCGTTCACAAACTCGACAGGCGACCAGTTCCACATCGGATCAATGTCGATGAGGATGCGGTTGATTTCTGCGTGACCCACGAAGTCGAGCGTGATGCCGCCTCGCGGTAGTTTGCCTACGATTGACGGGTCAGGTACACCGTATGCGCTGATGATTTCTTTTAGTTCCATTGTTATTCTCCCTTAGTTGTTTCTAATAATTTTTTGTTACTGAAAATACATAACCTAACTAATTCGCTTAAACCGATACCGCATTTACGTGCTTCTTTTTTAAGTAAAGAAACCTGTGCGGTAGTGAAACGCACAGTTATTGGTGCATCGCCACACTTCTTACCGGTTGGATCAATGCTTCGAGGTTTGCCCATGATTATTCTCCTTTGGTTGTCACACGGAATGTGCGAATGGTTGATGTTTTCTTATACTTCTCTACTAACGCAGGGTGTTCTTGTTCTAGTTTCTTTTGATCTAACGATGTGCGTGTCGAAGTTTTCCAAGTGCAAGCCAACTTGTTTCCCAACGTGGCGTACTCTGCTTCTCCCATGATCGCACAAATTTCGGCTTTCAATTTATCTTCGTGATCTTCAAGTTCCTTCATCTGTGTCTTAATCTTTTTTAGATAAGCAAAATGTTCTTTGATGTTTGCCGGTAAATCAACTGTCGTGTCTTGGCCTTGCGGATATATGTTCGAGATGTGACGGTACTCGTACTCTGCACCCTCAGGCAACATCCCTAGATCAATCGCTGCCAAAAACTTTCGGCAAGCCTCGATGTGTAACTGTTTCTCATCTGAAGAAACCTTTTGCACATGATGATGCAAGTCCAGGTCTGAGTCAAAGATTGCCCAATCAACACTAAACACGTTCGCACAGATCGCCTGCTGTACACCCTGCCAATACCAGTAGTCAGGCAGCTTGCCATCCCAACGTTTCTTAGTGGTCTTAACCTCGATCACTTGGCGTGAGTCGGGTTCATCCATGCTCAACGCATCGAGTGTGGCCATGAGTCGTACGCCGTCTTCTTCGTAGCAGTACAGCACATCTGGTGTGTACAAAACTTTGTTCAGTTTGTCTGCCGCCCATTTGATGAGTGTCGGTTCAAGCCGGTTGCCTCTGTCCATAGCGGCGTTCGGTGCTTCAGGTTGTGGTGGTTGCGCAGCTAACA